TAAGGAACTTTCTACTAAAGTTTCTGCACTTGAGGGTTCATAAATAACTAAAAAAATAACTGATGGCGAATATTAAGAAGAGTTTTAATTTTAGAGATGGTGTTCAGGTCGATGATGACAACCTGAAGGTAAGCACCACTGGTCTAGTTGGTATTGGAACTACTGTGCCAACTGAGTCTCTTGATGTCAGAGGTAATTTAGTTGTATCTGGTGTTTCAAGTGCGACAGTAGCACAAGCGGGTGTGATGACAGTTACAACATTAAACCCCACAGAAATTATTGGTGCTGGAGTAAGTATAGTAAGTGGAATAGTTACAGCGAGTTCAGGTATAATTACATTTTATGGTGATGCTAGATTTCTACAAGGAATGCCAACATCACAATGGGAAGATGTTAACACAGGTTTAGGAGTATCAAGTATATACAATACAGGTGGGAATGTTGGAATTGCAACCTCTAATCCACAATTCACTCTTCAGATTGGTAGTAATGTTAATTTATCTCAGAATGGTGTAGGTATTAGTTCTGCTGGTGACATTAAAATATCTGGAGTTGCAACTGCAACAAAATTTGTAGGATCATTAACTGGTGATGTTATTGGAAACGTAACAGGTAATCTTACAGGTAATGTATCTGCTGATGTAAATTCTTCAGGAGTATCAACATTTACTGATTTAATCGTTAACAGAAATTTAAATGTATCTGGTTTATCTACATTCACTGGTATCACATCGGTAACAGGTCCAGTTTTCCATAGTACTCAACTTGATATATCTGGTATCTCCACAATGAGAGGTGGTATCAGTATTCCATTCTCAAATGGACAAGAGAATTTACAAATTGGTTTTGTTAAAAATAATCTTATTGATGTAACAGGTATTGCTTCGATTGGAACAAGACTCGGAAATCAAGACCTTCATTTAAGTGCTGGAGGAGTAAATCCTGACTCTGGTAGGGGTGTTAAAATTCATTCAGACGCTTATTTACTTAAGCAACTAGATGTTTCAGGAGCTGCTGTTTTTAGAAATCAATTATCCATTCAAAGTGCTGCTGGTTTAAATTTAACCAACGGTGGTAGTATTATTTCTGATGGAGATATACGGTCAGCTAATAAAGTAGTTGGTGATGATGGAGTTGAAAGTGATATGATAGCGATGGGTAGAGCAACAGTCTTTGGAGTGGTTGGTCATCCAAGAATGATACATACCATACAAGATGGTCCTTTAATATTAGCTGGACACCAGAATTCTGGCGTTCTGATACAAGATGTATTTACTTGCAACGGAAATCTACAAGGACAAGCGAATATAATTGCTGATAGTAGCACAGGAAAGATAGGAGTTGGAACTGATAATCCTGTAAACGATATTCAAATTAGAAAGTCTGGTAACACTGAAGTACAAGTTACAAGTGATACAGGTTCAGCATCTCTTACAGTTGGTAGAGAAGCAGGAACAAATAATACAAACAACGCTGAATTTAGATATGGATTAGTATCAGGAGGTTCACCCTATAGTTCAGCACAATCACTTGATATTTTAAATTATGGCACAGGAAACTTTAATTATCATATAAGTGCTAACAATCCCAATTCGATTGCAGGAGATTTCCATTGGCATAAAGGATTAAATTCAACTAGATTGATGACACTTACTGGTATAGGTGGTTCACTAGGTATTGGTAATACACAACCAACAACAAAATTAGATGTAGAGGGTGGAGGTAAATTTACTGGTGATTTAGAAGTTACAAATAATTTAACACTAGGTGGTTCTTTAACGATTAGTGCAATTTCAGCAAATGTGACTGGTAATCTTACTGGTAACGTGACTGGTAATGTAACTGGACTGATAAATTCTCCTGTCACAGGTGTGTCAACTATTACAAATCTTGAAATCACAAGTGTTGGTATTGGTACTACAAGTAATGGTAATTTTGTTAATATATCAGCAAATGCTAATCAGAAAATAATTATCAACAATGATAGTCAAGTTGGAATATTTACAGATACGTTTGATGATAGCAATGTTGGTGTGGCTATCAATCGAAACCTTCACATTAAAAAGGCAGTGTCTGTTGGTAGCACAACTAGATCAGCGGTTGATTTCTCTAATGCTGTTAATATTTCAAATGAGGGTGAGACTGGATTACCATTTAATAGATCACAACTTGCATATATGATACCTCCTAGAGTAACTACTACTCAAAGAAATCTACTCCGTGATGCGTACACAAATTCAGCAACACTTATATCAGGTGCGATGGTTTATAACACAACGTCAAAAAGAATTGAAGTTTATATTGATGGAGGTTGGGTAGGTCTCGCAACGGTAGCATAATATGGCAATTAAAAACTCAGGTTCACAATTAAAATTCTCTGAAATCGAACAAGAGTTCGGTCAAAATAATGGTAGAAGTCTAGGTAGATATCGAAATACTCATCCAGATTTTAAAAATGAAAATCTTGGTGAATTATCAAATTTACCACTTGATACTGGCATACCAACTTCTGGACAGATAAAATTTAGTAATTTTTATGGGAAAAGATTGAACATAGTTGTTGATTTGTATGAGAGTGGTAATTCAAATTATGGATTGAATGTATTTACAGATAGATTTAAAAATGGTAATTATCAAATCGTAGGTGATTACAGAAAAACAATTACAAAAAGTGATAGTGAATGGCAAGGTGGAAAAAAAGTTATAATTCATATCAATAAAACATTTGGTTCAGCAGGTGCGACAGCAGAAAGTCATGTCGCTGTTGATATGGGAGACATAGATGATAATAATGCTAATCATTGGCCAACTGCAACCACATTTCAAATTGATGTTGGTGGTGAAGGATTAGTTGGTGGTAGAGGTGGAAAAGGTGGTGATGCAGGTAATGAAGAGACTGCTGGTGAAAATGGTGGTAGAGGGACAAGTGGGATGAAAATACACCCAGGATTCCAAGACGAGATTACTGGAGAGTCAAGAATATTTGGCGGTGGCGGTGGCGGTGGAAGTGGTGGAGGTGCAGAGCAAAACGATTGGGGAGATAAAAACTCCGCTGGTGGTGGCGGTGGAGGAGGAGGTGCTGGTATTCCTGCTGGTGCAGATGGTTCAGCACCAGGTAGTGGAGAAGCTGGTGGAACTAACCAAGCTCCATCTGCCAATCAGGGTGGAGACGGTGGAACTGGTGGAGATAATGCTGAAGCAGAAGGTGGAAATGGCGGGAATGGTGGAAATCGAAACGAAAGTGGAGGGAATGCTTCTGGTGGTAGAAGTAGAGAACGTGGAAATGGAAGTGGTGGAGAAGCTGGAGAGAGATACGTATTTTACTAAGTAAAGGAAAACCAACCAGTAGCAATATATTTCGTTTTAGTTTGACTAATTTGACCTCGATGTGCATGAGTCCAATATGCTGGCCAAATTACTAATCTACCCTCAACTGCTTTGATTCCGATATCATATAATGGAAATAAAGTACCCCCATCATCAACAGAATTTAAATAAAACATCCAAACTAGAACACGGTGAGAAGAGGATAAATCGTTAACTTCACAATGATTTTTGAAGAAACCTTCACCTGGCCAATATCTTTGTATATTATAAGATTTAGTGCAAGACCAAGGCAGCAAAGCATAATTTGTTGCTGGATATTCTTTTTTATATTTTTCTACGTTAAACTTTAAACTATTGCATAAGATTCGAGTTGTATTCGTACCATCGTCAGTGCGATGATTCACATCGGTAGATAGTTTGGTTTTCGGTTTTATGATTGGATTGCCTTCATTATCAGAACAAAATCCCTTTACTTGGTTATCCTTATCATTTTCAAACTCATTTATTATTTCAGTACACTGATCTTTTTGTAAAGCATTGTCATATATTGATATGAAGTTAGGAGTTTCAATCATTTCTCTCTATCTTTACATCCAAAAAATGATGTGATAGCATATCTTCCCCAACCATCATAGTAATCGGTATCTTTAATTTTTACCTTTCTAACTCCATGTTCAACCCAACCAGGAAAAATAACCATTGAGTTGTTATCACAAGGTAATTTAAAATCATATTTTGGAAATTCTAAATCTCCACCTTTGAATTTTTTTGGTTCTCTAAAAAAATATGAAAATGCTAAGAACTGAAAGGGAGAGTCAGTATGTGGGTCATAGTACTCTCCATCGTGATAATATCTTACTTTTGTTATATCCCAATTCGTTTTATTTGCTAAACCCACACAGTCATGAATTTCTGCATAGGTATCTAAAACACCACAGGAAAATAACTTTCTGTTAACAGTTAGTATATTCGATATATTTCGATAGTCAGTTTTACCATCTTTTGATTTTTTATATATTTGATCGAGTAATAATGCTTTTGCATTTGTATAACCGATAACACCACCATACTCCTCTGCTTCAAGAAGTTTATTTGGTTCTGTATAAAAATCTAATTCCTTCCATATTAGTGCTAGTTCCTCTTCATTATAAAAGTTATTTACTACCATCAATGGAAATGGGTCACAATATATTACTGCTTCAAGTTGTTCTTTCATCGTGAGTTGCTATGTTGTATCCAAGCCCAAGAGGTAACGAGATACTTATCTCCATCAATTGGTGGATTTCCTCTATGAACGTGTGTATATTGGCAGGGAAAAATCAATACATCACCTGCAACTGCCTTCTCTCTTTTATTTTGATATAAAAATTCTGTTTCACCACCATCGAAATCATCATTAAGATACACTTGAATTACGAATGTTCTTCGAGCATCACTTACCGTACCGTTTTCATAGTGCCATTGATGAAATCCAGCTCCACACTTGATTTTTTTCATCTTGCAATCGTGTATCATAAATCTTCTTTGACCCAATATTGGGAATTGTTGGAGGTATTTGTCGATACAAGGTTGTATTTTAGGGAAAATCTTTCTAGCTATGTGTGTGGCTGTTGGTAAAGTAATCCCATCATCAGCAAAAATATTGATTGCGTCTTGGTCTTGATATGGTCTATTAGTGTATTGTTGTGGGAATAGTAAACTATTTTCATCAAAAAAATCAATGTCTTTAATAATATCACGACATTGTTCTCTAGTTAAGATTTTCTCGTACCTAACGATAAAATCCGTTTTTCTATCATTCTCGATTTTTTCCATACATAATCTTCAACTTACACATTATAACATATATATTCTACTTGTCAAAACGAGATTTTAATAGTATAATATTAAGATGAGGATTGCAATAATTGGTGCTGGTAATGCAGGTTGTATCACTGCACTGCACTATCAAAAATACTTATCAGAACAATCAGACAAATTTGAGATAGAAATCTATCATAGTCCACAATATCATCCTATCGAGAAAGTAGGACAAGGAACAACTATTCCTGTTCCGAGACTTATTTGCTCAACTTTAGGTATTGATTGGTATAACAATCCCATAGATGCCACTATCAAGACAGGCATATTATATGAGGGGTGGGGACAAAAGAATGATAAAATTTTTCATCCATTTGAAATGCCAAATGCAGCGATGCACTTTGTTCCTCAAAAGTTATCAGAGTGTGTGATAAATTCAAAATTTTTTAAAGTACACGAAAAAGTAATTAACAACCCTGAAGAAGAAATAGATGCAAATATAATTTTTGATTGTAGAGGTAGGCATAATCGAGAAAAGAGTAATTATGAAGAACTTACAAATCCTTTGAATACTGTTCTTCTATCTAAGAAATTTGACAAAGACCCTGATTTAATTTACACACGTTGCGTTGCAACTCCTAATGGTTGGACATTTGTTATACCAAATAAAGATAGTGTATCCTATGGTTATCTTTATAACAATAAAATTACAGAACGAGAAGATGCAATAGTCGATTTTACATCTAGGTTTGAACTAGATTATATTGTTGATGAATTAGTTTTTGATAACTATATGGCAAAAGACTTTTATAATGGAGGTAGAACTATATTACAGGGTAATATGTATGGGTTTATTGAACCGATGGAAGCTACATCTGTTGCGTTCTATCAATATATTTGCAGACAATCTTGGGATTTGATATTTAAAATTCAATCTTATGAGTATTGCAATAATAAAATACGAACAAATATGAGACAACTTGAAAATATAATCCTATGGCATTATCAATTTGGTTCAAAGTTTGACACACCTTTTTGGGAGTATGCTAAGTCATTACCATTTAATCCTGATAAAAAATTTTATGAAATGATAAGTGATGAGAAAAATGACCCAGAGCAGTATGGTCAATGGAAAAAATGGAATTTCGATAATTGGAAGAGTGGTGTAATGTAGGTTGAAAATTTAAAAATTATAGATACTCTGTATCTGTTGTTCTGGAACTTATAGATTCTTTTAAGACCCCGACTTGCGAAGGGGGTTTTTTTGTGCTATAATACTGGTATGAAACCAGTTATTAAGTATCAAGGTGGGAAGTCAAAAGAACTTTCCAGAATTAAAGAGATTGCACCAAAGACAATACACAGAGTGGTAGAACCCTTTTGTGGTGGGTCTGCGGTATCTCTACATTATGGAGATACTTGTGTATTAAATGACATCAATAAAGCAGTTATAAACCTATATCGAGAGGTTGGAGGGGATAATTATCCAACCATACAAAGAAGAATAGATGAAATCAAAACCTATGGTCACGATGAGTTGTCAGAGGTATATTATTCTTCAAGAGATATTATCAATGACCCAGATAGTCATAGTAATGTTGACCGAGCGATTGCATATATTGTAATGAGACAGTTGTGTTTCTCAGGTATGGAAAGATATAACTCAGAGGGTAAATTCAATGTACCTTTTGGACACTACAAGAAGATGAGTTGTAATCTATCTCCTGACCATCATAAGTTTTTTAGTAAGAAAGCAACGATATACAACAGGGATGCGATTGATATTATTGATGAGTGTACAGAAGATGATTGGATATTCTTAGACCCACCATACTTAGATCGACTTGGATACACCACAGGGGATGGGGGTAACAATCTACATCTAAGACTTGTACACGCTATGAAGAATACAAAGGCAAAGTGGTTACTCATTCACTCAGATTGTGAGTTCTATCGTGAAATGTTGAAAGATTACAATATTATTACAAAGGACTTTAAGTATATGCAGAACTTCGGTAAGGACAAAGACCACTCAGGTTCAGAAGTCAAACATTTATACATTACCAATTATTCAACTGTCACAAGCAACTCCACAGAGGAGGATGTCGCTGCTATAATATAATTATTGAAAGGAAATTATGCAACTAAGACCACATCAAGAGCAAGCACTACAGGCAATGACCGATAATGACAAAGGACAGGTCATTGTTCCCACAGGTGGTGGAAAGACAATGTGTATGATTATGGATGCTGTTAAGCAGTTGGAAGATTATGGCACAGTTGTAGTTGTTGCACCACGCAT